CCTACGGGATAAGGACTCCCGTGACGTTCGTGTACACCTTTCTTCTCACAAAGCCCTTAGATCCCCTAATTACAGAGGGATCACAGGGTCCTTCAGCCGACATCCCACTATACGTGGAGTATGCCGGTAAAAGGATGTTACCAATAGTAGGTTGTAAATCTACCCCGCTAAAATAAGAACCTCCTTCGAGGTCGCGGTTTGGTGACAGTGCGTAAGTGCGAAAGTACCCGAACTCCCATCCACGTCTCCAACTTTCACGAGGAATCTGCAAGACCCAGCTACCAACTAAATGGCCATCGCCGAATCCATTAGGTCCCCAAAGCCGAAGTTTACGGTTGGTCCATACAAGACAAAGTTTGGCAATAAGCCATTCTCCTCTACGTACGGCCCAGTTGTGAAAGGCATAGAGTACTTGATCGCTCATCTCCTTGCGGAGGTAGAACGGTCGAAGATCGCGACCAACGAAATAGTCCGCTCCGCACGATTCCCGAAAGGGACCCGCGCAGAACGACTTCTGCGGATTCACATCGAACCCACAGTAGGATAGGACCTTCACTGCCAAATCATAGCAGTTAGTGGGGATAATTAAATCATCCCCATAGACGCCTACAACAGCGTCAAAACCTAATCCGATTTCGCCTACTTGTCTCATATAGGAAACAACACCACTCATTAAACCAAAGAATATCAAACTCTCTAATTCAAAGGTGTAGCCATTCCCCATAGAGGAGAACTTCTCTAATTCGAGAAGCACGCCTTCGCATTCAACCCGACCCGTACGGCAGTTAGCCAATGAGGTCGCCCAAGGAAAGGGCAAAAGGTTAAATACTAGGGCAGAAGCCACGGTATCACTAGCCGACTTCAGATCAATCGTCGAGAGGTTTCCCTCCCGACTACCAACCCTAGCCAGCTCCTGGTTACGTGACTGGTCAAATAGATCAATCCCGAACTTCCTCAGCCGTCTTTTGATTACTGATCCGTAGCCCTTTTGTAAAAGGCTATTTAGGACCGGTTCAATACAGATAGGCCGAAGAGTCTTCGAGTTTTTTGGCACGAAGTGAAGTTTGCCACAAGTGACATCGACTGGAACGGATACAGAATCCCCATCAGGGGCCTGCGTCCCAACAGCCTTCGTCCATAGAGGTAGTTCCGATAGGAGCTCACTCACATGTGGTAAGAGCTCTTCGCTACACGCCATTCTGGTCGATAGCTTACGCCGAGCGTTAGCATCTCGTCCTTTGACGTTAGTTGTCGCTCCTGGTCCGAAGAAGAAGTCCAATTCGTCAACTGACGGACAATCACCAAGGACCTCGCTGATTTTTCGCGTAGCGTAGTGCAATACTGCGCTCACGTCCCATTCGGGACAAGGGAGGTTTAAGCGATCATTCGTTTCGCGACACTTCTCTTCAGCAGCTATAAAGGCCTTAACGGCCGCCCCTTTCTTATCATACCCAAGATCAAGAAACTCCTGTTTTTCAACAAGAGCCATGATTTGGCGGGCATAACAATAATCGGAGTAGTCGTAACCTCTACTATAATCAAGTGGAAATTCGATTACCTCGCGGAAACGACCGCTTTGCATAAGGGCATTCAGCTCCTTACACAGTGGTCCACCGCTTGCTGCACAACCATCAGAGACTTGCTTCATAAACAGCAGGTGCTGCTCAATCGGCTTCGAGCTTGTCCAAGACATGATGACTCCTTATGTCATATATGTGACCACCAATAGGTGGTAAACTTGGCGGTTGGATCCTAGTTAGGGATCACGAGGCCAGTAAAGAATTGAGGGCCGAACAGCGTGGAATTCTTCCACGCATCGCCTGCCGCAGTATTGGCGAGAACGCCAGTTGCGGTAGTCGCGCTCGAACCCTGCAAAATACCGACCATCATCTTGAGGGCATTTGCCCTATCAGTCGTGGTGCTACGAGGATTCGCGAACATCGTTACGATGACCGGAGTCACATAGGCCACGGACGGGGGGGCAACGTACCCTGCGGATGTACCAGAAGCTCCGAGAGTCTCCATTACGGGGACTTCCAACTTCGCAGTAATCTTCCAGTCACCATTCTTCTGCTGCTCAATGGATTGCGTCAGTCTCGGCTGCCCTGCTAAAGGGATGGCCGGGTCATTCGCTCGCCACAGGGGCTGCGGTGTATCGGTGATCGGGGTCAGAGTCCACTCTTTGGGAGTGGCTGCGTCATCTTTGACAAGAACGTTTGTCATTGCGGCCATATTGGCCTCCTTTTGGATTTCATTAGAGATTCAAGAAGATGTAGCAATTGCTACGAAACGAGCTGATGGAAAAGTGATATGGCATTGTAAATACGTTTGCCACTCACGGCCTTGCCGAGGTGTACGAATTGTGGCCTCTGAGTCGTGAGACTCGTAGACGTGATTCTTTGTACCTCGACACGATAACCCATGCGTCGGGCGCCTTCATACGCAGATCCTGGCTTAGTCCAGGTAATCTTTGCAGGACAACGTTTTAAAAACGTTGTCATAAAGCGCCCTTGGAGCTTTGGAATAACATTCAAGTTTTCCAAATACGCACCGATCGGAATAAACCAATCAGCAACGAAGCTGTAAGGAGTAATCTCCCACAACACCGATAGAGGGTCCGTCAAACCGAGCGACCGAGCAAGCGATAGCTCCTCAGTTAACTCGCAGACGATTCGCTTCGACATCTTAGATATGCCTAAAGCAGTATAATTGGAAGGGGAGGCAGACCGATCAACGGTCTCATCCTTCTTCACCGTAGCCACAATCCGATTGGATCTCCCCTCCGATAGCTGCTCGAAAGCCTTTGCGCTTTCATAACAACTACTTAGGAAGGGTAACCAACCGTATTGAATCTCCAACCACCGGCCAGAGACATCCTTACCTTTCAGTTTGGAGTTCTTGCCATTAACCCCTAGTTCCCGAAGAGCGGAAGAAATATCTCCCCGCTTAAGGTACCGTAGGGACCGCCCGAGATGCAGGAGAGAACTCGAACACATATTCACAAGCTGTCCAGCTTGTGCAAGGTCTACCGCAAGATTAAACTTGTGTCCCTTAATATGTTCGACGAGCTTGGATTGCAAACGAAAATCGTCTGCATTGGTCCAAGTTCCGCTGAGGCCGCTTTTAACGTCGGCATTTGGACAAGAAGAGGGACCATACTGATCCCCGTCCATAATCGCGAACATGGAATAATTATTCCATTTATCGCGCCCATCGATCAAGTACTTCCCATTGGTGCCAGTCCACGACTTATAGTAAGCCGAAGATTTGTTACCGCTGATGGTACCCGTAGTTCCTGTTGTCATTTCACCCTCGAACGAGGTACTCTAACTTTAGGAGGAATCACTTCCCCTTTATCAGCGTCGAGATTTGGATCTTTGAACTTCCATGGGAATAACTCCCATCGAGCTGAAGGCTTTGCACCTTGCTTACTCAGCTTGACTCGTAGAGCAGTTCGGTATTTAGCCAAACAGCCTACGATAACATCAAGCAGCATAGTAAGGCCAAGAATTTTCCAGCTCATAGTTCATACTCCAATGTGATAGTACTCCATCTGAAAAGAGGAGTAGTAGCCTAACAAAGCTACGAAAAGCACCCCGTTACGGG